GTCACCGCGCTTATTTTCAAAAAAACATTTTTCTATTTTTTTATTTATTTTTTTATTTTTATTTCGTTTTTTCTTTTACCAATCCCTACTTGGTTTTGGTAGTGGTGCCATTGGTGTTGGTGTCTTGGTCCCACGTTTCTTGTTGCACCTAAGGTGTGCGGGTCTCATGTTTGTGAGCTCCCACATAAGTTGCGGGTGCGTTGACTTTGGTAATACATGGTCAACGGAGAATTGCCCGGGCCTAATCCATACCCCGCATAACCAACACGTTTCTCCATAGGTAGCGCGTACCAACTTCCCCATCTCGGTTGCACGCCGCCCGCCCCACTTGTCTTTGCCCTTGGTCATCCCCTACCCCGTAAGCGGTAGGTCCAATTAGTTTCACTCAATGTGCCGGGGTGTTCATTGAGCGCGTGCTTATGAGCTGCCTTCCAAGCGTTCTCTCTACTTGTGGCAATTGCTCCACGCCAACCACAATCACACATTGGGAGAAATGTGTAGGTTGCTTTGTCTACGTTTTGTTTCATTCTGCACACTCCGCATGGACCCAATACTCAACTTTTCCGGGCTTAGCGTTAAGCGGCATGAATCTCATTAGTTGGTTGACCCGTAGGTCCTTTCTGCATGTTCGGCACTTGCTTGCCTTGCGGCACTTTCTTGGTGTGTTGTCCATTAGTGACAACCTCCTTAATCCGTGGGAGTGAGTGAGTGAGTGAGGGAGCGGGCATGGGACCCCCCCCGATTGAGGGGAGTCCCACTTAATCCGCGGTCGGTCGGTCGGTCGGTCGGTCGCTTTGTTGGGTCGGGCGTGAGCCCGCATGAACGGTAATAAGAGGCAGGAAGGTTTCCCCGTGGCTCTGCACCACCCCGCGCCCGGTTATGCCTTAACCGCGGGTCCCGTATCTCTCTCGGGTTTGGACAAGTCTTAGGTGGTTGCCCCTCACCGCCCCTTTTCTTGTCGGTGTCGGGGCCACCCTTGCCCGGGTATCTCGCTCCCGGTAATCGCCCAATTCCTGCCATGGGGGGCCAATGTTTTTGATTTGGTCGGGGTGGCGGGCTTGCACTTCCCAATGCACTTTGGGCCCGCCACACCCGGTCTAGGTGCGGTCTATTTCGGTAACCGCGTATTCCCCCAAGAGGGCTTTGAGAGCGGCGTAAAGCCGCTGCCGCTCCGTATAGGGCTCTTTTGCATAGGTCTCTGCCGTTGGGACCCGTATGTATCCGCTAGTCATTGAGCCACTCCGGTAGCTCGGGCTCAAATACGGTGGCCTTATTAAGGCAAGCGCGTAGGCGGCGATTTTCTGCAATCAAACGCTCATTGCTTGCCCGGGTTGCCATAGTTGCGCGGCGTAGGTCCGCAATGTGCCCGCCAAGGGCACGCTCAACGCGGTCCTTGGTGTAGGCGTGAGCTGCATAAGCAACAAAGCCGAGGATTGCGAAACCAATTGCAAATTGCGCTATTTCGGTCATGCGGACACCCCCATTGGGAGTGCTGCATCTCGGAAAGTCGCTACATAGTCAGAAAGGCAAAGCCCGCAACGTGGGCAATGCTTGCCGTCATCGGCAATTACCGCGTGCGCCTCACCGGGGCACCAAGAATCTTCCATTGCCACCAATAGAGCTACCTTGCGGGACATGCTCGGTGGCATGTAGCGGGGGCTCATGCTGAAACCCATTCCGGGTGAGAGTGCCCGTGCTGCACTTTGATTGTTGAGTCCACTAACCGCCCGGTCTTAACAATGAGACCGGCGCGGGCGGCGGAGCGAAACGCGGCACCAATGGCATTGGGACGGGTGATTTTTACGCCCCATTCATCTAGGACGGCTCTAACGTCAGGGGCCGAGAAAGGGACGCGGCGGTTTCGGACCACGGCAAGGGCTTTGGTGACTTGTTGGGCAAATTCCGTGTCCGCGTCGGTGGCAGCTTTGCCGCCCTTAACCGCGGCGGTTGCTCCGGCTAATTCCTTGCACCAAGGGCATTGGCTCACGGGCATTGTGTGCTCATGCGGTGCGGTTGGTCCCGCCACGGTTACCCAAGTTTCGTCAACCGGGTCGCACCATGCGCAACCGCTAGAGTCCATTGGACGTCCACAAGCGGGGCATGGGGTTGGGGCCTCAAATAGTGCGTCTGACATTTAGGCCACCGCCCGGACGCTCTTAGGCTTAATGACCGCCTTACCAAGTTCCTTGCGGAGCTCTTTGAGGTGCTCCCCCGCGACCACTATGCGCGTGGTCTGCCCCGGCAGGTCTTTGCCCGGTGGCAAGGTTATGACAATCTCCGCCATGTCTCCGGCGTCAGATTGCACCACGATTGAACCGCGGCGGTTGTCGCGGAATGGTCCCGCAATTGTTAACACTTGTGTTGGTATCACTAGCTTTTCCTCACTCCCATTTGAAGGGATGAGGAGCGGCACCTTAAAGCCTAGGCCGATTGCTTACACCGTGGAGGGTTTCCCCGTAATGCACATTATCGGCGTTTCGGTTTTCTAGTGGTGCGCTCCCTCTCCCGTGTTGTTGGGGATAGTTAATCACATGTTTTCGGTTTTATTCGCATAACCGCATGTTGCTCGGTGTGTCGTGTTACTCCGGGGGGTCATTCTTGCTATTGCGTCCCGCCACGATTCCGAGCGCACCGGCAATGAGAGCCGCGCCAAGGGCGGAGATTACGGGCCATGCGGTCCCGTCGTTGCGTCCTTGTGACGCGGAGACAAGACCGGCGGAGCCCATGAGACACACAAAGACAAGCGCGGTGAGTGCTAGGACGTCGGTGGGTTTCATAGGTGGAGCTCACCCGAGGGAGTCCAAGAGGACCAACCGAGGTAATGCAAACCCCACCGCGGGAAAGTCCGCGGGGCAAGCCCGATTTTGCCCCGGTGGGCGTAGTCATTGGAAAGACAATTCTTGCCGTCATTACCAATGGCAAGAGCGGCGTGACCATACTTGCCCCCGGAGTAATAGAGGATTGCGCCGCGGGGCGCGTCCGCGGGGTCTCCCCCGGCGTGCTTATGGTGCGGGGGAATCTTGCCCCAAGCGTGAAGCGCGGAGTCACTCCACGCGGGCACCCCGTAAGCGGAGCGGCAATGGGATTGGCACATGCCGGACCAATCGCGGGAGGGCGCGTGCATTTCTGCCCGTGACCATGCAATTACGGCGTTGACGTTATCCCTCATTGGTCTCCTCCTCCGGGTCCTCTCCTGGAACGTCAAGGAAATTGCCCGGGTCAATGTCATAAACCGTGCCGTTTTCCCATTCATCTAGCGTGGGCTCACTCATGTTGTTTTCCTTTTTCGGTTGCCCATCGGACTAGGCAATTGTTTGGACATTCTTGGTGGAGCAAATCGCGGGCGGGGCAAATGCAATCCACGGGTTAGCCAATCCGGTAGGCAACTAGGACAGTTCCCGAGCCGCCTGCGCCGCCTGCGCCGCCGCCGCGGTTATTGCCACATCCGCCGCCTCCGCCGCCGCCGCCTGTATTGGCTGCGCCTGCTCCGCCTTGTGGCACGGGCCAACCATTCGCGCCCCATTCCTGAGTGTCACCTTGCCCTCCGTTGCCGCCGCCTCTTTGACCGCCGCCGCCGCCTGCGGGTGGGGTCCCCCATCCGTCTAAATGCCATCCACCGCCGCCGCCGCCTCCGGCGTACTTCGTCGGTGTGCCGGTGATGTCGCTAGACGGACCCGTGCCACCGGCTCCGGGGTGGATGCCGTTATCGGGTGAGGACGCGCTGCCACCTGCGCCGCCGGAGATTCCGTTAGCCGATGACGCCGAGCCAATAGAACTCACGCCGCCGCCGCCGCCGCCGACAATCACCGCATTTGCACCGGCGGAGAGTGCCGTAACGATGTCGAGGACTTTGCCGCCTGCGCCGCCGCCGCCGGACCATCCGCCGCCTTGCCCGCCGCCACCGCCACCGCCGTTGTGCCCGCCGCCAACGCATAGGACCCGAAACGGTTGCGCGGCTTGGCTAATGGTGAAGTTGTCGTTACCGGTGAAGGTGTGGACGCGCCACTTTTCGCCCGTGCCGTTGTAATTGTCTACCTCGGTGACCGTGCCGCCCGTGGCGTCATTCCACGCCGGGGAGAGCCGGAGGAGCTCAACGGCGTCCCACAAGAGGTCATGGTCCGAGGGGTGGCCCGGGTCCCCGAGGTGAGCGGTGTCCGGGAATGTCTGCCCGAGGAGAGAAAAATTGGCGTCAATGTCAATGCCGCCCGCGGTGGCAATGGCTCTAATGGCGGCGGCAACGTCATTGTGAGCCCCAATGTGATTGGGCTCCCCGCCGACAAATGGCCCCGCAAGGTTGGGAGGAGTGAGCCCAAATCGTGCCGCCTCCGTGAGTACGGCGGCTCTCAAATCGTTATGGGCTTTGAGGTGTCCCGAGGACCCGGCGGTAAAGGTCATGGCGTGGTGCTCCTAGTGATTGGTGCGGCAGCGGCGGAGAGGTGCAATGTGAGGGTCCAATGGTCAACGGCGAGAGACTCCGTGATTCCGAGGACCTCGGAGGTGTAAGCGTGGAGCGGGGAGCCGGGGAGGAGTTGGGGCAGGGTTACCGTGTCCCGCAAGTCAATACTTGCCATTTGTGCCCGCTCCGGGTTGGTCGCAAAATACATGTCAACCACGGCGGACGGCATAGACCAATGGGGCAGCGCGAAACGGTCAAGAATTGTGTCCGCAAGGTTGTTGGCGTCAACGGCACGCGCTAACCCGGTAGACACCGTGGACTCAATTTTTCCAAAAGCCGTAATTGAGTGTGGATCCTCAATTCCCACGGCGGACCGGGAGCCTTCCTCCCCATACTCAACGGAGACAGAGTTAACAATGAGTCCAAGCTCCGCGGTCATTGCCAATGGTTCTAGGAGTGTGATTGCCGGGGGCAACGTGTGGTGGGAAGTGGAGTCATTGCGGGTGCGGTAAAGAATGTCTCCGTCCCGGGTGGCGTAGACAATGGCGTCATTGTCTTGTGCGAGAGATTGGAGGAGCGCATAAACCGTGGCCTCCTGCCCATCAAATGCTGCCATGCGCCCGGTTGCGGACCCCACCGCGGAAATGTCCGGGGCGATACGTAGGGCGCGGGCAATGTCGGGCTCCTCGGGCCAAACAAAAGGGGTGACCTTGACCCGGGTGAGGGTCTCAATGGCGGACATGCACGTTAGTTGGATGCGGTCCGGCTCATAGTCAATGGCGACAATGCGCCCGGTAAAGCGGGTGAAGTCCGCGCCCGAGGTGTAGGACTCCTCAAAGGTGTCAACGAAACCCGAGGGCGTGTGAGCTCCAATGACCACGGGGGCACCGAGCGTGACGCGACTCTTGGCCCCCTCATAGTTGCCCTCGAAAGTGTCAACAAAGCCGGACCTCATGGAGTGGTCACCAAGTGAAAACTCCGGGTATGCCGCCGCCATGTCCGGCGTAAAGTCCCAAGCGTCCTTGGTTATGAGTGTGACCGTGGCGGACGTTGGCGTTGGTTGCTCGGTGACACTCTGCCGCCCGTAGACAATCTCCGCCTCACCGCTCGGGACAATCCCGGCAATGTCGGTGCCGTCAACCTTTACGGAAAATGTGAACGTCACGCGACACCAAGCCGCATGTTTCCGGTGCCCAAAATGCGTTTGATTTGCTTAGCGGTTGCCACGGGGTCAATGGCTCCGTTAATCACAATTTGTGGTGCGGAGCTATGGCTCACTCCCCCGGACACATAGGAACGGGAGCGCGGGTCTATGGCACCAAGCGCGGCAGGCATGGGAGCGGACTTGCCGAAAATCCCACCGATTGCGCCACCGATGCCGCCGATAAAGTCCAAGCCGCCTTTTACGGTGTCAATGGCTCCCTTAATGCGCTCAAAAATTGGGGCCATGAAATCCCACGCGGTTTGGAGTGCGGTCTTAATGACGTCAAACGCGGCGGAGAACGCGGTCCCCAAGAGGCCAACAACGGTCTTAATTCCCTCAAACGCCAATTTCCATGGGGTGAGGTAAATACCAATGCCGGTCTTAATCCACTCAAAAACGGTTTGAAGGACGGGCCAAAGAGTGTTTTGGAAATAGTCCACTACGGCAGCCACCGCGGTTTGGATTGCAGCCCATGCAATCGTGAAACCCTTTTGGAGCCAATCGGTCTTGGTCCAAATGATTACGATAGCCGCGACCAACGCCGCGATTGCGAGGACGACAAGACCAATGGGGTTGGCGTTGAGTGCCGCGTTAAGTAGCCATTGGACGCCGGTCCAAACCGTGGTGGCAACCTTGACCGCCGCCATTGCACCCTCGTAAATCTTAATTGCAATGTTCGCGGCAACAATCGCACCGGCAACACCGGCAACGACAACGCCGAGCTTAAACAAAATGTCTGAGTTTTCTTGGGCCCATGTCGCCATGCCTTGCAAGTACGGGAGGACTTTCTCAATGACCGGCAAGAGTGCCGCGCCTATGCCCTCTTTAGCCTCACCAATGGCAAGACTCATACGCTCCATTTTTCCCGCGGCGGTATCCGCGGCGGTAGCGGCAGCTCCTCCAACTTTCTTGGCAACCTCCGCTTGGATTGCGGCAAGGTCGCCGGACTTTAGGACCGCCTCGTCTAGACCGGGCACCAACTTTTTAAGCGCACCAACATTGCCCGTTGCTGCCTTCGCCATGGCCTTAGACGCTGCCTCTAAATCTACGCCCCGGCTTGCGGCAATATCCATTGCGGTTGAGGCCAGGCTTTGGGCTTTGGCTACGTCACCGGTTGCCATTGCCAATGTTTGCATTGCGGGGCGGAGCTTGTCGTCCGCGATTCCAAGGGCTTTACCTTGGGCGGTTATCCAATCCTCCGTTGCGGCGATTTGTGCCTTGCTTGCGCCCGTGGTCTTGGTGAGAGATTGCGCCAACATTGCCGCGCTCTTTTGGTCCTCCATGGCGGCCTTGGAAAAGTCCCAAGCGGCAAGAGCTAGACCGCCAAGGGCAGCGGCAGCGGGGACAAATGCGGATTGGACCCCGTTCTTAAATTTCGCCATGCCGGAATCGTCGCCAAGGGCTTTGTTGACGCGGTTAATTCCGTCTATGGCGTCCTTGGTGTCTGAGCCAATTTGTATGACGATTCCGGGCATTGCCATTTTTAGCGGTACTTTCCATAGTCGCGGAGGAGTTGGTTGAGGAGGTCGGTGTATCCGTTGACAACGGACTCCCAAGTCCCGTTTGCCGTCACGGTGGGAAGGACCCAATGCCCGCGGTCATTGCGGGGCACCCCGTAATGGTTCACGGGGTTTGAGGGATGCGGGCCACGGTCCGAGCCAAATGCAAGAGTTGTCCGTTGGCTTTGGGAGTAGGCCTTTTGGGGTGTCTTGGAGTTGGGACGCCCGGACGGGTTGAGGAGCTCACGCCCTCCGCGCTTGCCTGCCTTGCCCCGCTTAAACCCCGAGAGCTTGGGGTTAGTGGTGCCAATGCGGACGGTGACCACGCGGTCCGTGCGAGCCCTTGCGGTTGCCGCTAGTGCCGGAGCAATAGGGACACCGGAGGAGTTCGCGCCCATTTGCAGAGCGGGGATAAGCCGCTCCTCCGCAATGCGCTTGGTGCCTGCCCGGAGTTCTTTCTTGGCAACGTTGAGGTCCTCGGACGCAATTAACGCAAGAGTCTTTTGGACGTCATAAAGGGAATCCGCGTCCGCGTACATTTGCCAAGTGCCTTGCCTACTTCCCACGGTCGCGCCCTCCTCTCTATTTCTTCGCTCTTTCCGCTAGGACTTCCATGAGTGTTGCGAGGTCCCGCGGGTCCTCATTCCAAAGCACGCTTGGGGCTATCCCCGTGGCAGCCGCTAAAACTCCGATTCCCCACCCGGGGTGGGCTCGGGGAAAGGGTCCGCAACCGCCGCGTCCCCCTTGGGCTCAACATCGGTAACGGTGTTGTCCCAAGTGTCAAAGTCAATGCGCTGCCCGCTTGCGCGGAATGTTGCGGACCATGCCGCGACACGCATAAACAAAATGGGTGCGTCCTGCATGAGAGTGCCACCGGGTCGGGCGTAAATCCCGCGTTGCAAGGCCCAAAGCTCAAACGCCTTAATATCTGCCTGCGATGCAACAACGGTTTCCGTGCGCCCGTCCCGGTAAACAACGGTCATTTCTTGCGTAAACATTTATTTCCTCCCATTTGGGTTTTGGTTGTTACGGGGTAGCGGTTCCGCTGCCCGTGGTGGTCTTAGCTGCCGGGGTTGAGTCCCAAGCAATGACGCCAACAACCGCAAACTCAAAGTCCGTGGTTGATTGGGTGTCAATGTCGCCGCCAAGCTCAACGGCAAGGACCTGACAACGCCCGGTTGCCTTAAACGCCTTGTTTGAGTTGGGGGTCCACTCAAACGGGGTTTCCGTGTTGTTGTTGTCAATGCAATAACGGACGAAACCTTGAGCGTTTTCCCAATCTTGGATTGCCGAGCCCGCAAGCGTCCAAGTCGTGGTTGCTAGCGGAGCCGGGTGAGGAAACCCAAGAGTCTTGGTGCCGTCCTCGGTCTCATGGTTAGGGGTGAGTCGGACGTTACTAATCTGAGCGGAGTAGTCGGTTGTCCCAAGTTTGAGGACTCCAACTCCCTGCCGTGAGTCAACGATTGCCATTGTTAGTGCTCCCTTGAAATGGTGATTTTTTTGGATACATGGAGAGTCGGATAAGGAATGTCCCCAATAGTGAGGACCCGGGGGTCCGCGCTTGCCTCTGAGATAGCGGCAAGAAATTTGTCCCCGTTGTCGAGGAGGTAGTCCCCCGCTTGTCGCCCTACGCCCATGGCGACAAGAAACACCGGCACGGTGTAGCGCGTAGCGTGGAGCGTGCGCCCCTCAATGCTCGGGGTGTCAATGAATACGCAAGGCGGGTGGATTAGGTCCGGGTCCCGGGTAACTCTCATGCCGAGAGCAAGCCCAAGCTCCGTTGCCCATGCGTCAAAATCGGTGGAGGCACTCATAACGCCACCGGGCGGCGGGTGCCTAGTAGTCGGTAAATGTTGGTCATTGCTCCGCCAATGTCTCCAACGGAGGTGTCTAGCTCCTCATACGTTGCAAAGCCCATCGGTGTAGTGCGCTCCCGGTAGAGGAGAGCCGCATAGAGAACAACGGCAAGTTGGATGTCTGCCTTAACGGGGGTGTCCGGTGCCAAATCGTGGCGGGCACGGTGGCAGAAAGCTAGGGACGCGCCAAGGCATTGCACCATGCGTTCATCCGTTGGGATGCCGAGGTGTGTTGAAACGTGGTCAACATCGGCCCATGCCATGGCGCGTCCTTTCTAGATAGGTGGTGGCGGGACCCAAACGGGAGTAAAAGTCCCGCCACCGGGGGGCCCGGGGGCTAAGCCGCTCCGGGGGTTTGAGTGTTGTTAGGACGCTGCCTTAACAACCTTGACAATGCCGTTAGGGACAAGGACCTTGTGGGCCATGAATCCGTAAACCGCGTAGTCAATTCCGAGCTTGCTTGGCACGTTTGCGGTGATGCTCAACGGGGCACCCGGGTTTTCCTTGATTCCGATTGCCGAGCGGTCAAAGAGGTAACCGCCGGTGAGGGTTGGGTCGCAAATGAAGTCAAGACCAAACGCGGAGTAGGAAAGACCCGTGAGTCCTGCATTGCCTACGTTGCCGCCTGCGATTGGGTAACCGTTGCCCGAAACCGTTGCAATTTCAAAGAAAAGACCCGGGTCAAGGACGGCAGCGTTTGGCACGTTGCCGGTTGCGGTGACAATCTGCGCGGCAGCGGTGCCGAGCAAGCGACCAAGGGCGGCGGTGTCAATGCCTGCCTTAGGCACGCTCATTGTCTGAGTTGCGGCAGCCATTGAAGTAGCAACGGCGGCGTTGGTTGCGCGTGCATACTCACGGGCGTAAAGCTCCATGAGGTGTGCGTAATCCCAAACCGATGCACGGGCAATAAACTGCAGCGCAACGTCATTGCCACCCGCGTAGGTGACAACGGGAGCCTTGACAAGTTCGCCGGCTGCAATGGTGCTTGCAATCTCGGTCTTTTCGCCGCTCTGTACGGAAACGGTTGGCGGGGTCTTGTCAAGCATCCATGCAGCATCCATGCCCTCGGCGGCAAGCGGGCTCACGCCAATTGCAGACACAAGCGGGCGGCCTGCATTGACAAAGTTTGCAATGCCGGACGGTAGCGGCGTGATGTCGCTTGCCGTGCCGTCAAGGGTCACATTGGACCATGCACGGGTGACAAGGGTCTTGCCTGCCTCACGGAGAAAGTCCTCAATTGTTGGGGTCTTAACTTCGCGCTCTACTACGGTAATGCTTGCCACGCGGTCACGGAGGGCAATGAGGTCCTCACGGGTAGCAAAATCTGAGGGGACCGCCGGGGTCTCCTCAACGGTCTCAACGGACATGGTTGTTTCTTCCTCTCGGATTGCGCCAACGCCTGCGGTGGCGTAGGCGGGTAGGTGGGTGAGCGATAGCTCACGGAGCCGGGCCTTGGTGCGGGTGACAATGGTCTTGCCGCGGTCCCATGCGTCCTCCACGGGCTCAAAGCCCACGGAAAGTCCGGTAACGGCACCCGAGCGCACAAGCGCGGCGGCGTCCCGTCCAAGTGTGGTGTCCGCAATTTGTGCGGAAATAATGAGTCCGCCGTCCTCATTGCGGGCGTCGGTAATCTTGCCAATTGGCTCATCATGTCGCCAACAAAGCGGGCGTCCAATAACGTCCGCCGGGTCAAAAGACTCCGCGGCGAACACTTCCCGCACGCCCCCAAGGTCAATCTCCGTGCCATACGGCACCGCTACGCCGTCAAGCGTTGCGGCGATTCCATCGGCGGGGGTTTCTTCCCGGATTGAAAGGGTGAGTGCTAGGTCCGTTGTCTGCATTAGAGCTCTCCGTTATCGGCAAGGATTGACTTAGCCTTTTCAATGTCAATGACACCGAGAGGCAAGAGGGTTGACACAAGCGCGGCGCGGTCGGTCATGTTTGCGCGGAGGAATTCCCCGGTATCAAAGCGGACGCGGTTGTCCGTGGCGGTTGGTGTGCAATCGCGCATAGAGAGCCGTTGCTCAACGGGGACCATGTAGTCCGTGAGCGTGAGGTCAATGAGGTCCTTGCGAGCGTCAACCCGGTTGGCGTAAGTGATGGAGGAACCCGCTACGCCTGCCCCAACCCACATTGGGTCTAGACCAAGTAGGCGGGCAATTTGCACGGCGGAAATGTTGCGGGCCTCCACAAGCTGCAATTCCGCGGAATTCCAACCCATAGCGTCCGCGGAAATAACGGAGTTTAGGTAAGCCGTAGCACGCTCCCGGCGTGACGCCTCCCAATCGGTGAGGAGCCCAATGACTTCATCCCGGGAAAGGTCCGCGCCGTTGTTTTTAAGGACAACGGACGGGAGAGGAGAGTTGGCAATGTTGCGGGCGGCGTCCTCAATGGCAAGCGCGGTGTCAATCGCGTCCCGCCCAATGGTGAGGACCCCATCCTTGTAGCCGGTGAACACAATCACGGAGCCAACCGAGGTGCCCGGACCGGCAGGGTGTGAAACGGGGTAGTCCCGCTCCCCCACGGTTACATGGTCACGCTTGGAAAGACTTTCCGAAACGTTGGAGGCGTCAAGCACTCGGACGCGGGCGGGGTAACCCTGCGCGTCAACGGCAAGGACCAACCAATAGGCGCGGGCGTGGAGCACTAGGTCCCGGGCGGTGCGCTGCATACTCACCCAAGCCGTGCGGTCGGGCTCCGGTTGGGTAAGGAAAGGATTGGAGACCCGTGTCCCGCTACGCCATTGCACAAGCGGGAGTTGGGCAACCGTGCCGGTGATGAGTCGCAAGCCGCGGGTAAATGCGGGGATTTGCATTGCCGAAAGTTCTGCAAACTCCCGGAAATCATTGAATGAAGGAACTAAGCCGGGGGTCATTACATGCGGGGCAGGGGCCGGAGCTTTAAGCGCGGCAGCGCGTGCAATAACCGCGTTGTCCTCCGCTTGGGCAATTACGCCGGTTGCTCGGTCCCAAAATCCCATGGGTGTAATTTAATAGCGGGACCTACAATTTTAAGAATCCAATCTAATAAATTGCGGTTTAGCCGGTGGCGTGGCTGCCTTCCAAGCTGCAAAAGACACCGCAATTAGTGGGGAAACATCAACGTCACCCGCTCCCCGAGACCTACGCCAAACGGCGCGGTTAATCCCGGCATGTACGTCAATAGCATCAACCGCCATGTTGAGCCGCGGGTCCGATTGGTGGGCAATCCGGTGCTCCATAACCAATGTGCGGAAACGGTCACCCGCTGCCGCATAATCGCCCGTGCCGGACGCGGTAACCCTCACCCCTGCCCGCGTGAGCTCCTCAATGAGAAAGGCAAGCGGGCCATTAGAGCCAATGATTACCTCCGCCCGATGCTTGCGGGCTATCTCTTGGAGCCGCTCCGCCAACCATGCCGTCCCGGGACGGGAGTCAATAACCTCAACGGAAACCCGCCCATCCGGTAGTAGAGCCGCCGCACCAATAGACGCATGACGTTGGTTAAGCGAGGCATCCGCCGCAAGAAACACCGGCAGCCCCTCGGGGATTCCCTCATTGCTTGCAAGCATGGGCCAACCGGCCCGCCAAGACTCTGCCGCCGTGGGCCACCGATTGAGGTAACCGCGTGAAAATCCATCAAACCCAAATTGGTCTAGTGCCGAGCGCATGGCGTTATCGTCAATGAGGGTGGGGTAACCGGGGTGGAATTCGCGCCAAACCTCCGGGTCCTCCGGGTCCGCGTTGTCCGGGGCGGACCACTCAAAATAGGCAATACCCGCGTCAGGGTTTTCAACCGCGTCCCGCCCGCGCTTAATCCAAGACCTAAACCAAGTGGAGTTTTCCGTCCCTGCCGTGGAAATAATCCATAATTGTCTTAGGGGTCTAGTAGCTTGTGTAGGAATGACCGCTTGGAGGAGTTGCTCCCCTTGCTCGGTTGAATAGGCCCAACATTCATCTAGGACCACGGTGTCCGATTGCTGCCCGTGAAGGCTCTTGGGCGTTGGTGCAAAAGGGCGGATTACCCCGTTGGACGCGGTGAAGTGGGCACGCTCCGTGCCTTGCGCGTAACGCATAGCCCACCGCCCGGGCATAGCCTCACCAAGCTTGTATTCCCATTTCCGCCAAGTCTCGTTGGCGTCCTTGCCCGCCTGCGCCGTGTACCAATGCAAAGAGTCACGTTGCCTAATCGCCCGATGTGCAAGCACGGAGCCAATAAGTGTGGACTTCCCACTCTGCCGGGGCGTGGTCACAATGACAGTGGGATAACGCCAAGACCCATCCGGGTTGACCTCCCCCGCAACGTCCGCAACCAAACGTTGCCACGGCAAGAGCTCCCAACCAAGAGCGGACGCAACCGCCGCAATCTGCCCGCCAAAAGTAGGCACACCCTCGGTGCGCTTAGTCGCAAACCGGGGTTGCGCTAATGCTTGCAATGAGGTCGTCAATAGCGTCATTAGTCGGAGCCTCCTCTCCCGGTCTAAACGTGGTGAGGAGCTCCGCATACATGGCAAGCACTCTTTGCCCCTGCAATGGAGTCATAGTCCCATCCGCAACGTCCGCCCGCGCCCGGTCAACGTTGCGGGCGGCATCCCGGAGGATGCCACGCGCCGCCGCATGAGAGTCACCTTGGAGAACACCCTCTTGGTGCCACGCTCTAAGGGTCTTATCTAGTAACGCCTCCGTTGCGCCCTTGCGCCGCCGAGGAGCTGCAAACAATGTGTCCGTCATGTCCTGCCCTTCCCTAACCATGCCCTCACGGTCACCCGGGTAACCGCAACCTCTTTGGCAATGGCGTACTCACTAAGCCCACCCGCCGCGGCACTCTTAACCGACTCAATGAGAGCCAACCGCGCTTGGTCCGCTAATGCTTGTGCCGCCCGCCACGCCGCGGAATCCTCTTGCAAACCCATGCCGGAATGGTACACTATCTATACCAAGCAGGAAACGGGAGGCACCAAATGAATACATGCGTTAATTGCGGGACCGCCAAAGACCTGCAAATTGACCACATAATCCCCCTCGCCCGCGGCGGAGAGGACACCCCCGCCAACCTCCAAACCCTCTGCGGACGTTGCAACCGCTACAAAAGCGCATGGACCAATGAAGAAATGGCATCCGGCGAGCTCCGCCAATGGCGCATGGACCATTACGTCATTCGCGGGCGTGAAGAGGTCCTCATTCGCCAAGGCGAGCCCGTAGCGTGGCCCGTTGGTTTCGATTGGGAAACCAAGTCATGGAGCGATTCCGCCCCCGTAGAGTGGATTACAGGGGCCCTATTCACCTACCCCACGAGACACCCCGTAAACGCATAATTTCCGGGGGGGGGGGCGTGGAAAC